CAGCCACTATGATGCTTTTACCAAAAATGATGAGGAAATTCCGTTTTAGAAAGGAGTCAGCATGGGAAGACCCAAGGAGTATAAGAAAGCGAGAACATGTAAGCATGCCAATATTGTTACTAAAACTGGTGGAGTATTTACTACACGTGAATGTCCAGAACGAAATATAAATTTATATATAGAGGGAAAGGGGTACATTGTGAATGCTAATCGGTGCACAAAATGTAAAGCCTATAAAGCAAGAACCTAAGATAAATCCTAATGCAGGCACATTAAGATATTTTAATGCTAAAAACAAGCAGAACTTTACCACCGTAGCATTTATAAGTAGGGTTATGAGAGATATCATAGAGCCACTGCATTTAGAAAAAGAAAACAAAAAAATGGCGAATATGTGTGCAACTCTGGCGCATAAGTTAATGATCAATTTAGTTGATGGATTAGATGAAGATGCAAAACGAGAAATCGTAAGGGCTATAGGACGGTACGATATAGAAATTGTTCAAAAAGGAACTATAGATGATGCGGAAATTAGGGAGCAAGAGGAATACCTAAGTACCTTAGCAGAACATGCCTTACAAGGTAGTTGCCTATCCTGTACAAAGGAGGGGAACGATATAGAGAACTGTGAACTACGGGTAGCTATGATTTATGTGGAGGTACCCATGTTCGATGAGACATGTCCTAGTGGGAGATGTCCTTATAAAGTAGAGTGCTAAGAGGAGGGGACGCTATGGATACAAGTTAAAGTTACCGTGGTACTTTTAAATTACTATTGTTATGGACAAGGAGATTAATCATGGAATTAGAAAATACAGTGCAACCAGGTGTAGAAGAAAATAAAGTAGAAGAGAACCATACAGAAGAGACACATGCAGAAGAACATAAAGCGGAGGAAGTAGGCAATGTACAACCACCGACAGTAGAACCACCACCTACTGTAGAAGCGGATACTCAACCACAACCTGTGGCAAACACAGAACATACAGAATCAGGGGGTACTGCTAATGGAATGATTATGAAGGTAAAACGTATGCATAAGGATGCCATATTACCTACCTATGGAACGGAAGGAAGCGGAGCATTAGATTTCTATGCAGCAGAAGATGTCACTGTGTGGGAAGAGCGTACGTATAGAATTGGCTTAGGCGTAGCATTAGAGGTGCCAGTAGGATATGTATTGCAATTAGTACCACGTAGCTCTATGGGGGTAGATACACCATTGCGTATGCCAAATTCGATGGGGGTTATTGATTCGGATTATCGTGGAGAAGTGGCGGCCATTTATGTCAATGATGAAACCAAAGGCATGATTCCTTACCAAATTAATAAGGGGGATAGAATTGCACAAGGTTATCTGGTACCAACACCAAAAATTAATCTTGTGGAAGTAGAAGAATTATCTGACACAGATCGAGGAGATAACGGGTTTGGTTCCACTGGGAAATAAATGTAGATAACTACTAGCGCATGAGATTAGGAACAATATTCTGAAATGAACTAAGGTTATGAGGAGGTGATGCAATGCTCATTCGTAAAATAGCTGTAGTTGGTAGCACAAAAACATTTGATTATGTGAAAGGAAATGATGCGGGGGGGAAATCAGTTTACTCTATGACCGCACGAGAAGATGGACGAGAGTCATTTTATACCGCATGGAAAGAATTGGTAAACATTGTAAATAGTCATATGCGAACAGAACGAGACAACTATATATTTCTTGGAGTCATGTTGATCATAAAACGGTTGGAAATCAAATATATGGAAGCGGTTGTTAGTGATAAAATAACTCAAATCCCAAGTGAAGTTAGATTTAGTGGAACTGCAATTACAAAAGACAGTAGCTTTAAATACGTTACTGACTGGATAGAACTCGATGAAAAGGAGCTTACACTAGTGAACAAAATGCTCAATGAAACCAAAGCATATATACAGGGAAGAAGAGCACAAGAACAACTCTTTGAAAGCAAATAATCATTGAATAGCGAAAGGGATATGCTAGGATGATAAAACGATGTAAGCGATGTGAAAAACTCTTTGATGGCTCTGCGAGACAAATCTATTGCCCAAACTGTGCTAAGACGAATCGGGCAGTGAATGAAAGAGCAAGTAGAGTATCGCAACAAAGGGTGATTGCCTATAATTTGCTAAGTGAGGAGCCTTGTGAGAATGTCTATCATGGGCGTATGTCAGAGGAAGAAAGACTTTGTATGATAGAAAAACAAAAGAAATTTCGTGAAGCAAGGCTTAAGAGTGAATCACCTAGGAGAACCTATGAAGAAAAAGGCAAACTATAAAAATGGGTTGGCACCATGTCCATTTTGTCGGAATCCAGAGGTGCGCACAGTGATTGGTGTAGGTACGGGAGTACGACATAATATGGTGGTATGTGATGTTTGTGGTGCGACTGTATCCTTTGAAGATAAACCACAGTATTTAGCCATGGCAAAGGCTTGGAATAGTAGATAAGGGTAAGGTGGTGATTCAATGCATATAAAACTAAAAAAGCAAGTAGAGTGGTATTTGTATCACTACCAAGATATAAAACGTGCTGTTTTACAAGCTAGGTTAGATCCAGTAAAAAAGAAAGCTGGAGGTGGGTGGATACAAGACCCTACAGGACAAGAAGCGGTGTCCAATATAACGCCCCTACGAGAGGTGTATATTGTTGACGGTAAGGCAAGAATACATATTGATTATCCAGAACGATTAGTAGAAGCGGTTGAGTCTTGTGAATGTGAATTAAATGTGGTGCTAAGAGAACTATGTGAACGCAAGTATTATGGGAAACAACGCTCTATTAATTGTATGGTTGCAATGGGTTTAACAAGAGATGTATACTATGCAGCCATTAATGAACTGTTGCAAATTATGTCATTGTACATGGTAGAACATCGAGTTTTAAAAATATCAAAAAAGTAGGCGACAAAATCGAAAAAAAGTGTGATATATTAATAGTATGTGATGGGCATAACCTACATAAGGCGGTCATTACATAATTATAGATACACATCAAATCAGGACTTTTAGCACATAGTCTGTAAAGAATGTGCTTTTTTCATGCCAAAATATTTCAAATCTAGGAGGTGAGGAATTATGTTAACTGAGCAACGGAAACGATTTGTCAAAGAATATATGGCATTAAAATGCAAAAATATGAGACAGGCAGCAATTAATGCTGGTTATAGCGAAAAGTCTGCTCAGCAACAAGCCTCTAATCTTATGAAGGATAATGAAGTGTTGGCATACTTACAAGCCTGTAAGGATGATATGGATAGAGAGTTGCGGGAAGCCTTTGTATTTGAAGCAAAGGAAGCGTTTCGGGTGATGTGTAAAATCCTAAAAGATCCTAAGACGAAACCACGAGAAAGAATTACAGTGGCAAAAGACTTTTTAGACAGGGCTGGGTATAAACCTGTGGATAAAACAGAACTAACAGGAAAGGATGGAGGCGCTTTACAATTAGCGATTGGATGGGAGGAACAAGGTGAAGAGGATTAATATCACGATTCCATATACACCAAGGCCCTTATGGAGAGATTTCATACATCCAGCTATAGAATCACATCGTTTTAATGTGATTGTCGCACATCGTAGGTTTGGAAAAACGGTAGCCACTATTAATCATGTGATAAAAATGGCGATACAAAACAATTTACCATCACCACAATATGCGTACGTAGCGCCACTACGAACGCAAGCTAAGCTAATTGCTTGGTCATATTTGAAGTTCTATACCAGTGTCATACCAGGTATACGGGTGAATGAAAGTGAATTGTATGTAGAGTTACCAACTAAACATAGGAGTCGTGCAGGACCGAGAATTTACATCCGAGGGGCAGATAACCCAGATAGTTTACGTGGGTTGTATTTAGATGGTGTAGTGCTAGATGAATATGCTCAAATGAAACCTGAGGTGTTCGATGAAATCATTCGTCCAGCCTTATCTGATAGAACAGGGTGGGCTATATTTATAGGAACACCAAAAGGGCAAAATCGGTTCTATGAACTATTTTTAAAAGCACAGAAATTACAAGAAGATTCCAATTCGGGGTGGTACACATGTATGTATACAGTTGATGATAGCCAGATTATACCGAAAGAAGAATTAGAGGCAATGATGGTCGAGATGACAGAAAATTCCATTCGACAGGAGCTATATTGTGATTTCACAGCTAGTGCAGAAAATGTATTGGTGAGTATTGATGATATTAACATGGCCATGAAGCGGACAGTAGCACCACGAGATATTCAATATAGTCCGCTCGTGCTGGGTGTAGATATTGCACGTTTTGGTGACGATGCAACCACAATTGCAATACGTAAGGGATTAGTTGCCTATAAGCCACTGCGGTATAAGGGACTAGATAACATGCAAATTGCTAATATTGTGGCTGGGCTTATCCAAGAGAATAAGCCTAGAGCAGTCTTTATAGATGCTGGTCGAGGTGAAGGAGTAATAGACCGTCTACGGCAGATGGGTTACCGTCACATTATCGAAGTACCATTTGGAAGTCAAGCATCAAAATCAGAACGGTTTGTGAATAAACGTGCTGAAATGTGGTACGAAATGGCTCAATGGATAAAGCAAGGAGGAAGTTTGCCAGATGATGGCTCACTGCGAGCTGATCTAGCAACACCAACCTATAGTTTTGATACCAGGGGACGCATTGTACTAGAGAGTAAGGACAAAATTAAGGAGCGATTAGGACATTCTCCAGATAAAGGTGATGCCTTAGCTCTCACATTTGCGTATACAGTGCCACAAGAGGACATGTATGCGCAAGCAGTACCAACAATGGCCAATACAAAATATAATCCATTTGGTTAAGAATAAGGAAAGGAGTGGATAGTATGTGTGGTGGATTTGTAGGAAAATTATTAGGAGTTAAACAGCCAGAGGTGCCAGAGATTAAACCTCCAGCACCATCACCTACAGTAGAAAATAATGAGGTAGATGATGATACGATGGCGAAAGAAAATCAACGTAAAAAACGTGGGTTCTCCTCAACTCGTACAACAGATACATTATTGTCTAGTGCAGGGCGTAATAAATTAGGATAAGGTGATTCTATGAGCTTATTGGCTAGAGCTCCAACAGGAGCAAGATTTAAAGACCTAGGCAATACAAAAGAAGTGAGTCAAAAGGTAGAGCGCCTATTTGATGCACAGCAGTCACATGTAAAAGTATGGCGTGAAATTAAGAAATATCAGTTACCTTTCATAGGTAAACTGAATGACAAAAATGGAAAAGCCATTGACTATGATACCAGTCATTTGTTAGATAGCTATGCATCACATTGCAATGATATTTTTGCCAGTGGAGTTATGAGTGGATTAACACCGCCAAGCAGACAATGGTTCAAGCTTACCTTGGCCAATAGTGGATTACAGGCAAACCATGAAATGTCAGCAGTCTTGGATCAACGGCATGAGATTATGCAAGCCATTTTTGGAAAGAGTAACTTCTATATAGGTTGTTACCAAGCGTATCAAGAATTAGCCTATGGGCAAGCTGCTATGGGTATATTTAGAGATACACGAACAGGGATCCGTGTAGAACAGTTTACCATTGGCACCTATGCCATGAGTGTAGGCGGTAATGGTATCGTAGATACATTTACTGTGAAGCGGGCAATGACTCTAATGCAGATTGCAGAACAGTTTAGTGTGGAATCTATGCCACCTAGAATGCAAGACTTACTTCGTAATCATACATATAGTGCAGATACATACACTGTATATTGGTTAGTAGAACCTAATCGAGACTATGTAAACGGTAAAATCGGTAAACGGCATATGAAATATCGGAGTTACTATTGGCTAGAAGGGGAAGAAACCTTTTTAGAAGTAGGTGGATTTAATACCTTTCCTGTATGTGTAGCAAGGTATCAAGTAGTAGGAAATGAAACCTATGCTGTTGGTGCTGGGTGGTATGCCAATGATGATGTAAAGATGTTACAAACCTTGATGAGTGATAGATTGCGAGCGGTAGAGTTAATGGTAAAACCGCCCATGCAAGTATCCTCTTCACTAGCGTATAATGTGAATCTGATTCCAGGGGGGATTACAACCACAGATAACCCTAATGATGTGGTAAAACCTCTGTTTGACGTTAACATGCAATTAGGCCCATTAGGGGAAATTGTCATGGAAACACGTGAGAATATTAAGCGCTGTTATAATGCGGACCTATTCTTGATGTTAGAACAGCTAGATAATGGTCAAATGACGGCACGAGAGGTCATGGAGCGTACACAGGAAAAGTTACAACAACTAGGACCTGTAGTGGAACGATTGCAATACGAGTTTTTAAATAACGTAATTGAACGTACCTACGCTATTCTATCGGATGCAAAAATATTCCCACCAATACCAGAAGAATTAAGGGAAACGTTATCAGATAAAGAAATTAAAGTAGACTTTACTTCGCCATTAGCACAAGCACAAAAATTGGCAGGTTTAACCACTATCGAACAAGCATTTGGTTTTGCTATGAACATGATGCAAGTATATCCAGAGGTGAAAGCAAAAATTAACCCGATTGGACTTGTCAATGAATACTTCAAGTATTTAGGCGCACCTGCTGCAATGTCTTTTAGCGATGAAGAAACACAAGCTAAGATAGAGGCAGAACAGCAAGCGATGATGGCACAACAAGAACAAATGCAACAACAACAGATGTTAGAACAAGCTCCTAATCTAGCGAAAGCGACAAAGGATATGGCGGAAGCAGCGAATACTAATCAATCAGTAGTAGGAAATTGGCTAGGTATGCCAGGATTAGGTGGTGAAGAATGATAGAGTATGGTGTCAAGAAGAAAGATGAACTCATTCGAGAGATTCGACAGATGGAAATTCAGAATCGGGATCGCAAGGGGTTAGAAGCTGTATTGGGTACCGAAGAGGGGCGTTGGTTTCTCATGCGGTTACTAGATACATGCTGTATCATGCAGACTACTTTTACAGGCAATTCCCAATCATTCTTTAATGAAGGAAGACGGTCTGTAGGCATAGATATAGTAAAGAATATTGCTACATTACTTGGTGTAAAAGGTATAGAGCAAAAGCAATTAGCGGAGCTAGAATACATTCAACATCAAGAGCGTATTAATGAATTGATAACAAGAAAGGTGGGAGAGTCAAATGGATAATGAATCCACAAATACAGTGACACAAGAACCAAATACAGAGGTACAAGATACTCATGATAACACAAATAGTACAACGGATACCTCAACACATTCTGCGGACACTGCTAATACGACAGAACAAACTACAGGAGCACCTGATAGATATGACTTTACCAGTTTATTAGGTGAAGGGGAAAGTATTGATGAGCAGAATGCGGAGGCCTTTGGTGAAATTCTTCGTAACATTGGTGTATCTCAAGAAGGTGCGGAGCAAATCGCTAAGTTTGGTATGGGCTATCTACAAACTATGGGAGATGCCTTGCTGAATCATATTGATGGATTACAAGAGGCACAAGCAGAAAGTTGGAAAGAAGAAACTGTAAAGGAATTAGGTTCCAATTTTGATACCACCATTGCTAAAGCAGGAGCGGGTATTGAATACCTAGAAAAAGATATTCCCAATCTGCGAGAGGTGCTCATGGTGAATGGCATTGGGAATAATGTAGCCCTAGTAAAGGCATTTGCTACGATTGGCGATCTAGTAGCAGAAGATGCAGGCCGTTTAAGTGGATATGGCAGCGGATCTGGAGCAGAGTTTTATGACAATACTAATTTTGATGCATATAAGAATAAATAAAGGAGTGATGAATTATGCCAACATTTTGTACAGAAGCATTAACGTTAATGGATTTACATAAACGGTATAAAGGTTCAAAAGATGGAATTGATAGTATTATTGAGGTGTTAAACCAAGCTAATCCTATCATGCAAGATTTACGTTTCAAAGAGGGTAACTTACCTACTGGTAACTTAACAACACAACGCACAGCATTGCCAAACCCTCACGTACGTGCGATTAACCGTGGTGTGCCAAACACCAAATCTAGCACTAGACAAGTAACAGATACGGCCGCAATGCTTGAAGACCGTTCTAGTGTAGATGTAAAGTTGCTTATGTTATCTAATGACCCAATGCGTTTTCGACAAACAGAAGATGCAGCACACATTGAAGGCTTTGGTCAAACCGTGGCAAGTATGTTGTTCTACGGCGATACAGATATCAATGTGGGCGAGTTTAATGGGTTAGCTAAACGATATAATGTGTTATCTACAGATAAGACACACTATGGATACCAAAATGTTAAT